CTGGCGCTGCCGGCGCAGGAAGATGCCGCCCATGCCGACGAAGACCTCCGCATAGGTGTGGTGCGGGGTCGCGGCGATCCGCTCGACCAGGCGCTTGGCCAGGTTGCGCTTGCCGCCGATATAGGGGGCCACCGGCCGCACCGGGCGGACGGGTTGATAGTTGTAGATGGACTCCAAGATGCGCCCTCATTAGCGTGGTCCCGCCAGTGATCGCTGGTGTGGCGGGCCGACCGATCAGCGGCCGGGATCGATAGGGCGAGTTAGCGCTCGCGGTGAGGGCGCTGACACGCCCGAACCCCCGCCGGCCGATAAAGGAGGCAGGGTTGGAAGACATCCGTTTCAGGTTTCCAATCAGGAAACTGATCTGGGGATACAAGCAGCTGATATCCCTTCGTAAAAAATCTGGGTGTAGCAAGTTATCTATTCGCACTTGGGACCTATGGCAGCCCAAGCTCGTTGGCGCGCATTCACAAATCGTAATGGCAGGAATGGCGCTAAGCTTGGAGCTGCGAAGGTACATAGCTAAATAGTCACCATCACACCGGCTCTTCCGTGTTGCTTGGCCAGCCGGTGGTGATATCGACCTCTTCGACCTCCTGGATCGACTCGCAGGCGTCGATTTCGGCACATAAGTCCATCTCGCGGGCGAAGCATGCTTGTACGTGATCGCCCACCTCGCGGCCGATGAAGACCACAGTGGCGGCGTCCATCGTGACCCAGCCCGAGGTCGCCTTGAATTTGATGGTCTTCTGCGGGTCATCATCGACCAGTTGCAAGGCACCCGAAATAAGCGACTTACTGCGGTCATCGGTGGCGATCCCCGCGCCGTTCCGAACGATACCGCCGGTCTCAACCTGCCACCGCTTGCCGGCCAGATCGACCTTGCGTGCTGCTTTGGCCTGGCCGATATCCGGCGGCCCCGGCTCCGGCATCGGATCTGGCGGCGGCGGCGGCACCCACTCCTCCGCCTGATCGTCCCAGACCGCGCGATAGACCGCGCTGTCGTCCACCGGCTCGAAAAGCGCCGCGATTGGCGCGGTGAACAGCGTGGCGGGATCGGCTGTCACGATCTCAGCGATCACGCCGGCATGGATGCGTGCCCACTTTGCCATCGGTCAGGCTCCCAGCGCATAGGGTGAGACGTAATAGATGATGACCGCGCCGGGGCCGCCGTCACCGCCATTGGCGGAGTTTGAGGCATTATTACCACCACCACCACCTCCGCCAGCCGCTACGCTGGTCCCTCCAATCACTCCATCAAATCCGCCACCGCCGCCGCCGCCAAAACCACCATTCCCGCCACCAACGCTGGTATATCGCCCACCGCCGCCACCGCCAAACCCGCCATCGCCGCCCGAGTAACCAGCCCCAGAAGACCCACCGCCGCCGCCGCCATCAGCACCGTTGCCAGCCGCTCCGTTGTTAGCGGCACCACCACCACCACCACCCGATAGGTCACGGAGATGCCACCAAGGCGCCCCCACTCCGGACTCTGGAGCTATAGCAGGAGCGTTGGTTCCCGCAGCCATTGCACCGCGTGCGGCTGGCCCTATGCCGGGACCGCCTTGTCCCATTGCGAGGCCGCCACGGGTGGCGCTGGAAGTTACATCACCGCCCGCGCCAAAGCGCCGCCGCCGCCCGCACCACCAGTGCCTATGGCATCGCCGCCGCGACCACCTACGCCGCCGCCGCCACCGGCACCCGTATTGGACGCGTTGCCACCTCGACCGCCCCAGCCGCCGCCGCCGGCAGGGCCTGATTGTGAGGCTGTTTGGTTGCCGCCAGCACCACCTACACCGAAAGGCGAACCCGAAGCACCACCACCACTCCCGCCCCTTGCTCCACCGCTTGTTCCGCCAGCACCACCGGCACCACCGTCGAAGATTACACCACCCTGGATATACCCAGAATCGAAACTGCCCACGCCGCCTGCAGGAGGCGTGGCAGTGGCCACAGTGCCTCCCGCACCGCCTGTGCAGGACAGGATGGCCGTGCTGTCATAGGTGACGGTCGTGGTGCCCCCCGCACCGCCCGCCGTATTGTTACTGGTTGCCCCGGCGCCGGCAGTGCCACAGGCGATGGTCAGCGTCTCGCCGGGTGTGACATTGAGGATACCGGCGGCATAACCGCCACCAGCACCACCATTTGCGTAGGATGACCCCCCGCCACCATTCGCCCGCGCACCACCGCCGCCGGCGCCAAAGGCATGCAGTTCCAGCTTCGTCACACCGTCCGGCACGGTCCAATCACCAGTGAACCCTATTAGGATGCGCCGTTCCAGCTTGCCGCGCAGCTGGGTGTTGAGGAATTGCGAGACGTTGGACATCAGAAAAGCCTCCAGGTCGTACCGGTGAACCAAAGCTGCAGGGCGATGCCCCGCACATTGAGGGTGAGGTTTTCGGCCAGGCCCATGATGGTCTGGCCATTACGCGCGATGGTGTGTTGCACGGTCGCGCTGATGCTCTCGCCATCGACTAGCAGGATGGCATCGCCGGCGGCCGGATCGGCCGGCAGGGTGAGCGTCAGCGCGGACGATCCGCCGACCCGGTAGGACTGCCCTGCGGCGAGCGTGGTGTTTTCGGTGATCAGGGCGGGCAGGCTGGCGACCTTGCCGACGAGGTAGCCCGTGCCCTCCGGGTTGACGAGCAGAGCCTTGCCAGAATCGCCCGCCGTAATGGACGGCAGGGTGACGCCAGCCGCCGCCGCCTGCGCCTCGTTGCGGAAGCCCAGTGCAGCCGTGGCGCTGTCCGCCGCCTCAGTGGCCTTGGTGGTGGCAGTGGCCGCGTGCGTCGGCGCCGCGATGATCGCCGCCATATTGGCCGCTGCCGCCAGCACAGCCGCGATGTCCTCGGCCACGATGACGATGTCATCGCCGGCGGCGACCACCGCATTGATCTGCGCCTGGATTGCCAGCACCTCGGCGGCCAGATCGCCCTGGGTGCCGGCAAATTCGCCGACCACGCCCAGCGCCTCGGCCAGCGCCGGCAAATTGTCGACATGGCCGTTGGCGCCGAAACCACCCGGATTTGCCTCGGTCCGGGCGTTCTTGTTCCAGTAGCCGGTCGTCAGCTTCGTGATGGCGTCTTCTACGGTGATGGCCATGGCTTACCCCTGCATTTCTTCGAGCTGGATTGTGATGGACCACTCTCCGGGAATGGTGGTCTGGCGCGGCGCGCTGACGACGGACAGCCAGGCCGGGAAGACCTCGCGGAACTCATGGACCGCGTCGTCCGGATCGGGCACGAACATCGCCGGGTGGATGTCCTCGCGCAGCGCGTAGTCGTAGAGCCGCGCGGCCTCGCCCTTGCTGAGGTGCTGGAACGTCACGCGCTGGGTGCGCGCGCCGGTGCGGCGGCTGAGTATCTGCCGGCCGCCGGCGGTGCGGTCGCGTAGCGTGTTGCTGCGGATGCTCATCTCCCGGCTGCGGCTGTAGGTCCAGCGCGGCGCCAGCGGGTTGCCGGCGAACAGATAGCCCAGGTCGAAATCCACCGCGTTCGTGGTGACGTCGAACTCCAGCTCGATGCTGGTCGGCGCGATCAGCTCGGGCCAGCGGATGCGCAGGTGCCGGGCATAACCGGCAATGTCCTGCTCGCGCGGCTTGCCGGTGAACCAGTTGCTCTGCTCTCAGGGCAGGTCGCTAGTGTCGTAGATGCGCCCGAAGATGTCCGTCCAGTCGATCTGCGCGATCTGCGCCTCGCCCTCATAGGCGGTGGCGCGGTACCGGCCATCCAGCCCGCCCGTGTGACCGCAGACCACCAGGTCGGTGCAGTACCGGGCGCTCTCCCAGGTCATCGTGATCTTGGTATCGGTCAGCGTCAGGCCGGCCGCGCGCGCCGGTGCGCTCTCGATGCGCGGATCGAGCATGTCGCCTTCTGTATCGTTCCAGCTCCCGCCGGTCAGCTCGGCATCGAGCGCGAGGTTCTCCAGCAGCAGATATCCCAGCAGCGCCATCGTCACCCCCACACCCGAAGCGTGATCTGATGGCCTGCCGGCCGCCCCGGCGCCGCTCCCATCACGATCATCAGACGGTCGATGCCGTCAGGCGGGTAGATCAGCTGCACCTGGGCAGCACCGAGGCCGGGGTTGGCGACCAGGTCCAGCCATTCCTCGTCCATTTCAAGCGTGACCAGATACTCCTCCCAGGGCGTCTCGTCAGGCCGCACCGACATCACGTCGAACAGCAGGTCGGCGACCAGCTGCATGTCGGCCGGATCGCGCAGCGCGGTGTCCACCACCACCTCGCGCACGGTCGGCCACCAGCGGTCCCGCAGGGCCGTATCCTCCGCCACTGCTTCGCGCCATTCCTCGCGCAGCCGGGCCTCGTCCTCGGTGTTCCACAGCGATTCGGCCAGCGACTGCCGTGTGTGCGTGCGGTAGTAGCGCTCGCCGCGCACCGTCACCTTCCAGCAGGGGATGCTGACCTGCCGGTCACCAGGCGTGATGGAGATCACATCAACCGGCCGGATGATGCGGTCAGCCGTGCCGGAAGGCAGGCGCAGCTTGCCGATCTGCCAGGTGCCCAGCGGGTCCGGCAGCACCCAGCCGGGCAGCCCGGCCGCGAACAGCTGCACGGCCTGGCGCACCGCCATGCGATCCGGGATGTAAAGGCCGGCCTTGGCGGTTTCAGTCGCGGTCAGCGCCGCGAAGCTGGCGCCGATGACGGCATCCGGATTGCGCCGCAGGATCAGCGCGCGGATCTGCGGCGGCACCGTGTCCAGGTAGCCAGCGCCAGGCACCAGGTCGACCGCGCCCTTCACACCCACCGTCACATCGCCGCCGAAATCCTGGTTGACCTTCAGCAGCCCCCGGCCGAGATCGGTGACCAGATGTCCGGCAGCCGGCGCGGCCGTGTCGAAGTCCACGCCCGATTCGTCGCCATCCTCAACCAGATTGGCATCAGCGCCCCGGTCATACAGGCCGGACAGTTCCTGAATTTCGCCGTCATGCACCTGGCCGACCTGGGCAGACCCGTTCACCCAGACCAGCGGGATGTTCGCGGTCACCAGATCGCCCAGCGCCAGCGGCTTCACGCGGTTCTTCAGATCGTCCGGGCCGCCCTCATAGCCGTCCGGGCCGACATTCGTGCCGGCGAAGGTGGCCTCCTGGATGTCCCGCTCCAGGTCGAGCCTGGCATCATAGATCGGCACCACCAGCCGGCTGGGCTGACTGGCGCTGATCGCCCAGGTCGGCGTCTCCGCCCGCCCGGCAAGGAACGGCCGGAAGGCCGCGAAACTGCGCTGTGCCGGCTCGCCCCACCAGACGCGCACGGTTCGGAAAGCCCAGCCGCGATACTGGTTCAGCGCGCCATCGGCGTTCGACAGGGTCAGCCGGCCGACACCCAGATTACCGGCCAGGCGGCTGGCATCGGCGAAGATGTCCAGCGACATCGAGGGCGCTTCCAGCAGCCGGTTGTCATAGCGCTGGTTCGGCCGGTCGGGATCGGTGGACGGGAAGGGCCGCACCGGCACGTCGCTGAAATACAGCGTCACCTCCTGGTCGGCCGGGCCGAGCAGGTCCAGCTCGACCAGATAGGCCATGATCCTGCCCCTACTCACGACAGCCCCCTCAGGCTGACCGCCTTTCCAGCTTCTGCGTAAGGTCGGCGATCTGTGTGCCCTGCGCGGCGACGGCCTGCTTCATGCCGGCCATCTCATCCGCCAGCGCCGCCGTGGCCGCCGCTTGGGCTTCTCCGGCCGCCATCACCGCGTCCGTGGTCTGGCCGATGGCGCCGACCAGCGGCGACAGGTCAGAACCGCCACTGCCGGCGCCCGGCAAGGTGCCGGTGCGGTTCATCTGCTCCAGCGCATCGAAGCCGATCCGCCGCGCGCTGGCGCTGCGGATGACGAACTCGTCCGGCATGGTCATCACCGGCACGCTGTCCACACCGGCGACGCCGCCGGTGATGCGGCCGCCAGAGGCATAGCCGGCAAGGTTCTTGAACGGGTTGTCGCTGTCCGACCAGTTGTCGATATCCAGCATGCCGCCGACAGCCGCGCGGTCTTCCGGGGCCAGCTCCGCCAGGATCGCGGTCAGCGCCGCGTCACGCTGTTCCTTGCTGATGCCATCGCCACCGGTCTTGCCGACGCGGTACTGGTCGATCACCGCCTCGACATTGCGCGCGGCGGCGTCCAGCCCGGTTTCCGGATAGACATAGCCGCTGCCGCCGGCATTGGACGGCACGCCCTGCTGTGCCGGCGTGCCCAGCGCATCGAGCGCGGCCTTGATCCCGTCCAGGATGCCGATGGCCTGCTCGAAGCTGGTAACCAGCAGCCGTTCCGTATCCAGCTGCTCGCGCAGCAGCGCGATCTGGCTGTCCAGCCGGCCGAGCTGCTGTTCGGCCGTGGTCAGGTGCCGCTGGGCGACAGACTTGGTTTCTTCCAGCACGTCCTGCCCACGCTGGAAGTCGTTGTTATAGGCTTGTGCATCCCCGAAATAGGCCCGGCTCGCTTCCAGGAACGCCCGCACGATCTCCGGCAACTGCTCGGCCGCGTCCTGGTCACCCAGCCGCGCCCGCCGCGCCATCTCCTCGAACTGCCGCTCCGCCTCCTGATACCGGGCCTGCGGAGACAGCGGCGACAGGTCACTGTCCAGCAGCAGCGACAGCTGCGTGCGGTTCATGCTGTCGATGATCCGACGGAAATCATCCGCCTTCCGGGCCAGATCATCGCGGAAGGCCGTCACCGCCGAGATCTGATCGAGGTACAGCGTGCGGGTCGCCTCGGTCAGGACGGACACATTCTCCGCGACCTCGCCGGTGATCGCCTGCAGCCGGATGGCGTACAGCTCCTGGATGGCGGCCAGCGCCTCGCTGCTGGCGCCGACGCGGCCATTGGCCTGGCCGATGGCCTCGGCGTTGCGGATCTGCGCCGCGCGCCACTTGTCCAACTCGGCAACCTGCGCGGCGGCCGGATCAGTCAGCTGCAGGATCTGGTCGCGCAAACCGTCGATGAAGCCGCTCTCCAGCTCCGCCAGCGCATCGGCCTGCGCCTCGGTCACCTTGTCCAGCGCCAGGCCGTAGCGCTCGGCGAACTCGGTCAGCGTCTCGAACTGGCTGTTGATCGCGTCGATGGCCGCCTGCGCCTCCGGCACGGTCTCGGCGACCTGGCCCAGCTCCTCATAGACACGGGCCAGCTGCAGGTCGTTCACCGCGCTTTCAATGTCGCTGAAATCGACCTGGTCCAGGACCGTCTGCATCACGGCCGACAGCCCTTCGACCTGGTCAGTGATCGCCTTCACGATACCGCCCAGCAGCGCCTCGGCGCTGTCGAAGGTGCCGCTGGCAATCGCCTCCGGCCGGGCGCTGGCCGGCTGGCCGGCAAGGTTCTCGCCGCCAGTGTCGTACAGCCAGAAGCGGTTGCCGTCGCGCTGCCCCGTCGCGGCGTCCAGGTAGAAGCGCGACATATCGGTCAGGCTGGTGTCCAGCAGCCCCAGCACCGCCGGCAGCGCAGCCTCGACAGCCGACTGCATCGCATCGCGGTTCTGCCGGCTGGCGTCGTCCGCCTTGTCTTCCGTCTTCAGGAAGTCGCTGCCCAGCAGCCCCTGGAAGCTGGCCGTCTTGTCGCTCGGCTTGCTGTTGCCCAGCAGGCCGCCCAGCGCCGTACCCAGGAAGGAGCCGAGAATGGCGCCCACCGGCCCGCCAGCCGATCCCAGGAGCGTGCCAAGCCAGGCACTGCCGGCAGCGCCGCCGGCGATGGAGCCGATGCCGCCGCCGATTGTTCCGCCTATCCCGCCGCCAAGCCCGAGCGCATTCGCACCCAGGCTGCCCAGGATGCCCCAGGGCGAAGCGGCGAAGCCGTCGCCCAGGGCGCTGCCCAGCCCCGTCATTTGCGCAAAGCCGCCACCGACCCCGTCATCGACCAGCGACGACAGGCCTAGGAAGCGGCCGACTCTACCGGTGGCGAAGCTATTGTAAAGCCCGCCGCCGGGCAGCTGGCCAAGCCCGAATCCACCACCGGCGCTGCCGCCCAGATTGTTGGTGACGCCGTTGATCGCCTGCTGGCCGACACCCATGAAGCTGCCGAGCTGCTGCACCATCGGCACGATGATCGGCCGCGCGATCGCCAGCGTTGCCATCTCGCCCAGCATGCGGGCGAAGATGTCCTTGATCGAATCGCCCAGCTCGTCGAAGCGTAGCCGGCCATTGCGGAAGATCGAGGTGAAGGCATCGCTGAAGCTGCGCTGGATGCTTTCGGCAGCCGTCTCGAACGCCTTGGCCAGCGGGCTGGCCTGGTTTTCCAGCCGCCGTAGGGCGTCGGCCGCCGCCTTGTCTTCCTTCTCCCGCTGCTCGCTGCGCTGCTGGATCGCCCGCAGCTCTTCTTCGATTGCTTCCCGTTGGCTTAGCGTCAGTTCGACGCCGCGCGTCCGGAGTTCGTTTTCGATCTCCATCAGGCGCACCTGGATTTCACGCTCCGAAGCACTGAGCTCGATCAGCCGCGCTTCCTCGGCGAGCCCCTCCATCACGGCCGACAGCGGGTCCAGCTGATCGGCATATGCGTCGGCGAGATTCTGGCGGAGGGCAACGGCTTCGCTTGTGGAAACCAGGCCGGCCTTCTCCGCCTGATTAATCAGCTTCAGCCGTGCGTTGTAGTCTTCCTGGGCCTTGAGAAGGGGCACCAGCTCGCCACGCAGATTTCCGAACTCCTTGATCAGCTTTTTCTGCTCTTCGGTCAGCTCCTTGACGGGTGCGATGGCCGCTCGGGAGGTGCCAGCAAACTGGTTCACCATCGCATCGATACCATCAGCGACGGAACGTGTCGTTTCGGCGCTATCGCCCTTGATGGCATCGAGCAGGAAGGCGATCTCGGGATAGATGACGCGGAGGTTCTCCAGTCCGGCCGAGATCGCGTCCAGGAAACCGGCCAGCGGATCGATGATCGGCTCGGCCAGCGCCACCTTGAAGCGCGTCCAGGCGTTCGTAAGCCGAGTGTAGGCGGCAGCGACATTGTTCGAGGTCTTTTCAGCCGCACCCTCATATTCCTGCAGCGCCACGATCAGCGTTTCGCGGAAGAAGTCGCTGGTGACCTTGCCCTCGACAACCAGCTTCCGGAAACCACCGGCCGCCAGCCCGGCGGCGCGGTCCAAAGCCTGCATAAGACCGGGGAGCGGTTCGGTTACCTGGTTCAGCTCCTCCGCCCGAAGAATGCCGGAAGACAGGCCCTGGCTCAGGCCGAACATCGCCTGCGACAGCTGTGCCGTACTCGCACCCGTCGCCGCGGCCACATTGGAGAAGCCCTCCAGAATGGAGCGGGCGTTCTGCGTGGAGAGCAGGTTGGCGTTCACCAGCGGCAGCATCTTCGCGTATCCGTCGGTCAGGGCGAAAATGTCCTGGCTGAGGCGACGGGAAGTTGCCGACAGATAGGCCTGGGCATCTGCCACAGCCTGTTCGGACCCTGTCAGGGTGCGCAGGCGCGTCTCCAGCGTCTGCATCTGTGCCGCCGTAGAAACGATGTCCCGTGCCAGAAGGCCGAGGCCGAGGCCGGCGATCATGCCTCGCAGCCCGCCCAGCCTGTTGGTCAGTCCCTCGGAACTTCGGCCCATCGAATCGAGGGCGCGGCCCGTTTCCTGCGACTGTCGCTTCGTGCCATCGAACTCCTGACGCAGCTTGCCCATCTCGGCCTGCGTCATGCGCAGCTCGCCCTTCAGCCCATCGGCTGTGGCGGTCAGCAGCACATTTAAACGCAAGGCCATGTGAACGTCCGTTTAATGCCGGTTAAGGATTTCGAGAGCGCCGGTCTCCAACGCGCGGACCTGGTCGAATAGGTCTTTCGTGTGGCGAATGTCCCGTTCCTGCCGGATGGCCCGCACCGCCGGCCAGTCCAGCCCTTGCCAGACAATCAGCAGGCCGCCCGGATAGGCGATGTAATGGACGCGCCAGGCGCGGTCGCAACACAGGAAGAGAACAAGGGCGTCCCAGCAGTCGCCCGGAATCGGAAACCCTTCCTCTTCCGTCTCTGCCGGAACTCCCCCCAAGGCCACGTCCACCGGCGCCAGGTCCAGCACCGCAGGATCAATGCCCCAGAAGGCCAGATCGTCCAGCAGCTCCTGGTCTGGCGAGGGCGCCTGGCCGGCATCGCCCAGCGCCCAAAGCCGGCCGGCCTCGATCAGTTTCCCAGGCGGCGGTTCCGGCGGCTTTCCGTGCGCAAGCTGTTGGTGTAGGCCTCGAACAGCGCCTCGACCGCGAACCTGTTGTCCAGGATCAGCGCCAGATTGTCGTCGTTGAACGGAACCTCTTTGCCGTCCGCATCCTTGATGTCGCGCCAGCCCAGGATCGCCTCACGAAGGGTCTCGCGCGCCAGGCCGGTCAGCTCGTCCTCGCTGGAAGAGCGTGCCTTGCGGTGCAGTTCCTCGGCATCGCTGATTGACAGAGCCTGGAAGGTCGCATGGAAGGTCTCCTTCAGCCGCCGGGACGCCTTCTCGGGGTCCGGCATATCGACGGTGACCTTCAGCTCGTATTTCAGCTCTTCGCGCAGGGTGAACATGGAAGCTTCTCCTTACTTCACGGGTTACTGGACGATGATGGCGATCTCGTCGTCGCCGGTGGTCGGCAGCAGCCGGAAGGGCTGCGACACCTCGGTGATACCCTGCTGCTGCGTATAGGTCGGCCGACCCAGCTCCGCCTTCGCCCCCGAGATCTCGACGATGTTGCCGGCCGTGGTGCCATGGACGCAGGACAGCGCCACCAGGGTGCGCGCCTCGGCCAGGGCGAACGGGTTGAGGGTGCCCAGCGCCGGCATCTCATAGACCACCGTGCCGGTGACGGCGCGGTCGGGTGACACGATCTCTTCCTGGTTGACCAGGAACCGGCCGGCGATCTGGTTGTCGACGTTGATGCGCAGGGACCGCATCACCAGGTCCACGCCGTTCAGCTGGAAGGTCGGCGTGTCGGCATTGGTCACCGGACGCGGCGTCTTGAAACCGGTCAGGGTGACCGTGGGCAACGCCGTTGCCGTGACGGACTGGAAGAGGCCGAGGAACTGGAAGTTGAACAGCGGCAGCTCGCCGACCGCCAGGTTGATGTCGAAGCTGCCCCGGCTGCCCAGCAGCGCGTGCTTCACACCTTCCAGCTGAAAATACTGCGTCGCCGACTCCTCGCCGGTGGATACCGGGTCGTACTGCACGTCGGTTGCCTCGGTCACCGTCTCGGCAAAGCCGCAGGCCCGCATGAGGGAGGCCCAGGCCGGCGCGGTGCCGGCCGTGCCGCTGCCGGCGATCTCCACGCCGTAGTTCAGGCCGACATGCGTGTTGACCAGGATTTCCGGGCGCGCGCCCTTGTAGGGCTGGTCGACCGCACGTTCGACGCTGCTGCCTTCCATCGGCCGGATCTCGGCATTGACCGACAGGATCGCGTCGGTGGCGCCGGCCGGCTCCGCATCGACGCCATAGGTATCCTCGACCTTGGCCAGGATCGCCTTCAGCCGCCACTTCTTGCCCGCCATGGTGCCTTACTCCTTCGCAGTTTTGGTTGCGGCCGCCGCTGTAGACGGGGCCGAATCGGCGCGGGCCGGCTCCGCGCGCTCCGCCTTGCCGGCGGCAGCGGCCTGCGGGGTCTCGGCCGGCGCCGGCTGCGTGGCGCGGCGCAGAGCCGTGCCGTCGGCCGCGCGGGCCATGTTGCCGGCCTTGTGGTCCGTGGTGCCGCCGACGCGCTTCGGCGTCGCATCCGGCTTCTTGCGTGTGTAGCTTCCGCCCTGGCGCATATCAGGCCTCCTGTCGGGTTTCGGTTCGCAGATACCAGCTGCTCTGGAAGTCGAGCTGGTAGAAGACGCCGGCGCCATTGACCGCGACCAGGCGGCCGCGCCGGTAGTGCAGCGGGTCGTTGTTCGCGCCCGGCTTCCAGTTGTGCAGGGCGGCGAAGACGCTGAGCTTCAGCGGCACGATGCCGCGCGACCAGCTCTTGCCGCCCTTGGCGTCGCCGGACACCTTGTCGATCAGCAGCACGGCGACGGTCTCCGTCACCTGCTGCGACATCAGGCCGGTGGCATAGGCGTCGCCGGCGGCGTCATCGCCCAGCGGCAGCACGAAGGCGGCCGGCAGGCGCGGCGGCATGATCTTCTTGCCCAGCAGCTCGCTCAGCTCGGCAGCACCCTCGACCGAGCGAAGGTCCGTGACTTCGGCGCGCAAACGGGCGGTGACGCTATCGACCAGGTCCGCGCCGCTCATTGCGCGGCCTCGCCGACATGATCGGTCAGGATCGCGCCGATCTCCGCCTCATCAGCCTCGTCGATGCCCAGGAAGGGCCGCGCCGGGATCGTGACTTCCTTCGCGGTCACCCAGGCAGCGCCGATACGGAAGGTCAGCGCCTGCGCCGACACCGGCTTGATGGTCTTGCCGTCCTGGTGGACGCCGGCATAGGCGACATCGGTGCCGACCTCGACCGAGGAGGGCGCCGCGATATAGGTGATCGACTGCCGCAGCCTGGCGCTTTCCGTCAGTGTCTGGCCGCCCTCAGCCAGCGCGCGGACGCTCTTCGGCCAGGGTGACCCATCCGGGCCTTCCTCGATCTCGAAGCGGCGCACGGTGCTGGTCACCAGGCTGGCGCCGATATCGCGCATGGCCGGCGTCATATCCTCGCCGGCGGCGATCATCGCGGCGACGGTGTCGCTGACACCGAGATCCTGCAGGCGGACGTCGATCTGCGCGGACATGGTCAGCTGTCCTGGCCGGGGCCGCCGCGACCCAGCCCGCCATCCGCATAGTCGGCCAGCATGCTGTCCGTGACCTGGCGGCCGCCGGTGGAGACCAGCACCTTGCCGGCGCCGGCCGGCGCGGACTGGCCCGGCAGCGGCAGCTGTACGGTGCCCCGCGACACACCCTGCAGCGTGGCGATGGCGGCCTTGTAATCGGCCGCCACCTTCTCGCTGGCAGCATCGACATGCAGGCCATAGAAGACGATGGCGCCGGCCACCTGCACCAGCAGATCAGGCACCGACGGCAGCGGCAGCGCATAGCGCCGGCCGACATAGCCGTCTATCGCCGCGTCGGCATCGGCGATGGCGCGGTCCAGGACCGCGTCATCGATCTCCTCGCCGTCACCGCGCTGGTTGGTCAGATCGACCAGCCGCTCTTCGGTGAAACGCTCGATCAGCTGCTGTTTGGTGATGTAGGCCATCGTCCTTCAGGGTCCTTCAGGCTCAGCTTTCGGACTTCTTGCCACCGCGCTTCGGCTTGTCGGCCTGGTCAGCCGCCTGCTTCGCCTCGGCCTCCTTGGTGGCGACCTTGGCGGAAGCCTCCTTCTCGGCTGCAGCCTGCTTCTCGGCGGCTTCCTTCTCCGTCTTGTCCTTGGCGGCGGCCTGGTCAGCAGCCTCCTTCTCGGCAGCGGCCCGCTCGGCGGCTTCCTTCTCAGCGGCTTCCTTCTCCTCCGCCTCCCTGGCGGCGGCCTGGTCAGCAGCCTCCTTCTCCTCCGCCTCCTTGGCGGCGGCCTGGTCAGCAGCTTCCTTCTCGGCGGCGGCCTGGTCGGCGGCGTTCTTGCCGCCCTTGCCCTCATAGCCCTCGCCCTCATAGCCGGGCGACGGAACGTCCTTCGTCGGCTCGATGGCGCGGGCGCGGATCAGCGCCGCCATGTCGCGCTGCGACAGCTCGATGCCGCCAGGCGCGATGACGGTGCCGGCGGGGATGATCTCCCCGCCGTGCTTCATGGGCGTGTTGACGCGGATGTTCATGGCGCCGCCCTCAGTTCGGGTTCTGGATCAGGAAGCCAGCACCCTGACCGGTCAGCACCGGCGCGCGCTCCATGGTGACCGGGTACACCCAGCTCTTGGCGCGGGGGTCCCAATAGGCCTGCTCGACCATGGGGTGCCCGCGCATGCGATAGGTGTAGGCGAAGCTCGGCTCCTCCTGACCAGACGGGTTGCGGGGCACATAGGCGACAACGGCGTTGTTGCCCCAGATGTCGCTGAAAGCCCCGTCATCGTCGGCGCTGATGGCACGGCCAACCACGACACGCTGCACGTCCCAGAGCCGGGCCAGCATCTCCTCGGTCACCGAATCGGAACTGGTGTACTTGAAGCGCTCCAGCACATTCGGATTATTGCGCGCGGCCTTGAAGGCGAGGGCCGACAGCAGGACCGTGTTGGCGACCATGCCGGTGGAGGTGCGCACCGCCTCCTTGGCGTTGTCGATGTCGGTCGTGGGCTTGCCGGTATCGGCCGACCATTTGTCGCCCGAGGTCAGCGCGACCTTGTGATTGTTGTCGTACTTGGTGGCGTCCAGCGCCAGCTCGGCGCGCTCTACCTCCACCGCCTGGGTGATGATGCGCATGCCGAAATTGGTGGCACGGGTACCGAGATCGATGCCCGGCATCTGCGCCGCCTCGCGCTGATGCTCGCGCGGCACCGGCACTTCCAGCGCGTCCTGGAGCAGTGCATAGGGCGCGCCCTCATAGCCGAAGCCAACGCGCTTGGTATCGCTGCCCGGCGCGCGGCGCAGATTGTACCGCTGGAAAGCCTCCTTGCCGAACTGCAGCACACGGCCGCCGGCCAGGTCGACATCGACATAGGGCAGCAGGAAGCCGCCGACGAAGTCGGGGCTGACATAGCCGTGAGCGACGGTGGAGAGGACCGGATCGACGACGCGAACCTGGCCGGCATTCATGTTGGCAGTGCTCATGGTCGCGCCTCCTTAGCGCAGCTTGATTTCGATGAACTCGCCCGCGCCGCTGGCCGCCTGCAGGGCGTCCGCGAACACGAACTCCGGCAGGTCGCCGCCGGTCAGGATCGCGCCGTTGGCGGCGGAGCTGGTGACCTGCGTGGCGCCAGTGGCGATGGCGATCTCGCCGGTGACCGGGATGGCCCGGCCGGAGCTGTCCACGATCAGCGAATCGCCGACCGCGATCTCGGCGCCGGTCTCGATGATCGTGGTGCCGGCCGTATCGGCGGCGAAGGCCTCGCCGGTGGCCGCCGCATAGCGGGACACGCCGACGATCTTCTGGCCCTGGACCGTGGCCTGGGCGCCGTCGAAGCCGACGCCGCGATGGACGGCGACCGCACCATCGGCGGTCAGGGTCAGGGACTGAAGCGGGGAAGACTGCTTGCTCATGTCAGCTCCTTAGGCAGCCCGCTCGACCTTGCGGACGGCGGTGAGGTAATCGGTTTCGGGATTGGCCTCCATGAAGGCCAGCGCCTTGTTGTGGACGGCGAGCCGCGCCGGATCGACGGCAGCACCGTTCGGACCGGAGAAGCCCGCCGCCGATGCGCCCGACTCCTCGCCCTTGGCGTGCTCGCCGAAATCGACCGACTTCGGCAGGGTGGCCAGCAGCTTGCGGAAAGCCGCCTGGGCGGTGCCCTCGAACGCCGATTCGCCCTCGCCAAAGCTGACGGCCTGCTCGCCGTCCAGCTGCTCCATCAGATCCAGCGTCAGGCCGGCCAGCCCCTGCGGCAGCTGCGCAGCGGCCACCAGGCCATCGACGAAGCTCTTGTTGCCCTCACGGCGGCTGGCCTTCAGCGCCTCGGCGGTTGCCTTCTCGCGCTCGGCGAACGCCGCCTCCTTTTCCGCCAGCGCGGCTTCGCGGGCGGCGATTTCCTTGTCGCTCATACTCGTGGTCTCCCGAGTGGTGGGGGTGGTGGGATCGGCAAAGGCCGGCGAGGTGCCGGGACTGTCGATGCGGCCAGCCTGCTCGTTCAGCTCGTCGAGCCGCCAGGACGGCAGGATTTCGTCGGCGCGCTCCGCGCCCTTGTCCTCGATCAGCATGTCGCGGACGCCGCGCAGCAGCGCGGCAAGGTTGCGCAGCGACCAGGCGGTGGCCCGGTCGCCGTCGCCCAGATCAACGGGCGGCTCGATGTCGCCCAGCTCGATGGTGACGGCCTGGTCGGCCTCGCCCAGCTCGATGGGCCGCAGACCCTTCACGGCCGGCGGCTGCGCGCCCAGGAAGCCTACATGGCGCAGGTAGTAGCTGCCCGGCTTCGGATTGTTTGCCGCATCGGGGGGGTAGAAGCTGGCGCTGATCTTCTTGAACTTGCCGGCCTTGACCATCTCGGCCAGATCGACCGACACCTGGCGCGGCTCGGCGTACAGGCCGGCCTTGTCCGCCTTCAGCTCGCCGACCCAGCCATAGGCCGGGGCGTCATGCTTCGGGTGGCCGATGACCAGCGGGGCTTCATGCACCGCCGGGTCATAGGCGGCCGCGATGCCGGCAATGACCGCTTCACCAAAGGCGATGGTCGCGCCGCTCATGGCGGTATGGGTGCCTGCCTGGAAGATGTGGATGCGCTTCAACGCCGCCTCGCTCTGCTCGAACAGGGCCGCGTAATGCCGGCCCGCTGCATCGGTGAAGCTGCAGAATGAGGGGAGGCGACACGCAAAACAGGGGTGACAGGCTGTCACCCCTTCGGCGGGTCGTGTGATCGGGATTGCATCGGCCGGAAAGCCGGACCTGGTCCGGTGGCGGATGTGGGCACAGCATGCCGCGATGCCGGCGCGCTGTCACCCCCTCTCGGCAGGCGGCCCTCAGCATTGCCCTGAATCGCTCAGAGCGCGTTCAAATTGCCGTTTAAAGGAATCGCACGCCCGAAGGGGCGTTGATCGGCCAGCGCCCGTCAGTGGGCTTCCTGTGCGGTCTGGGTGGTGTTATATTGATTGGGCAAGTGTCGGACGGGCTGCACCTCATAGCCGACACTGGGCGGCACGGCTGGTGCAGCGGACCGGACGCCTCATTTGCCGAAGACCCTCAGACCCTTTCGCAGGCTCGCAAGATAGCGCAGATCGCCGCGCATGAAGGTCAGCGCCTGATACATGCCAGCCTCGGCATCTGCCACCAGGGCGATCTGGCGGGAGCGGTCGCCGGTATCGATCAGCTTCACATAGCGTCGGCGCAGGCCAACACGGCCAGACTCTTTCGACCTTGCGAAGCCGACCCAGATTTCCTGCGGGTCGGTGAGCAGCTCAGGGATAAACGGCCACCAGGCTTCGCGGCCATCCCAGCGCTTGAAATCCTCAACGACGTGATCCGCCAGCGCCTGGGTGACCGCGACAGCAGCGCCCATGGGGTCTGCGAAGATCTTCTCATCACCGCCAATGGCCGAGCGCAGCGCCTGACGCAGCGCGGCCTCATTGCCCTGCGGAATTTGCGTGCCCGGCCGGACCGCTGATCGGACTGCAGGCAACGGGTCCAGCCGGTAGGATGGCGCGCCTGGCGCCACCAGCTCATCCCAGCCGCCATGGCGTTCCATCGCCACCGATTGCGCGCCGCGCCCCCAGGCCGCCTGGCCGGGATTGTAGGCAAAGCCGGGATCGACGCCCTTCGGCACTGTGATTGTGACCTGGCCGTCCGGCGTGTTGATCTGCCGCGCCTCCTCCTCGATCTCCGGCGCGCTGCCGACCTCATAGCCATAGCGCTCGAGGTCGCGGGCGTTCAGGCTCTGCACCGTGCAGCGGCAGTTCCAGCCGTTTGGCGGATACATGCGTTCCCAGAAAGGGTCATCCGCCGGCAATACCAGCCCATGCAGCGCCATATGCTCCGGCCGGGTGCGGCTGTCCTTCACCGCCAGGTAGCGCAGATAGGGCCGCGTGCGCTTGTTCTCCTGGACCTGTTTCCAGCGGCCGGCGGCATAGGCCATCCGCATGTTGGTCTGGAAGATGACACGGCTGCGCCAGCCCCGGCTGCCATTGTAGCTCCAGCCATGGGCGGCAACGATCCGGTCGAAATCCTCCCGGAATTGCTGAAGGGTCCGCCCTTCGGCAGTGGCGCGGGAGACCGCCTGGTGAAAGTCAGCGAGCAGTGCGTCTGTCTGCGCGCCGGCAACGACGAAGCCCCGCGCATGCTGCCCTTCCCACAGATCGGTCCAGGCGCGCGTCGGCAGGCGCACCTTGCCGCGCAGATAGTCGATGGCCTCGGTGAAATGAACCGGCTCGGCCGGGGCCGCCGGCAAGCCCTCGCCAATGGCCATCAGTTGCCGTCCAGGATATCGGCCCGGCCGGACAGCTCGGCCGCCGTCAGCGCCTCACCCATCAGCCGGGCGAACTCGGCCGACGGCAGGGCCGGATACAGCGCCAGCAGCTTCTCGCTGAACTCGGCCAGGCTGGCCGACTCGTCCAGGGCGGCGCGGATGATATCGACCTGGCGGGTCTGCATCGCGGCCGAGGCATCGTCCAGCTGGTCGGCCAGCTCGTCGGCCGCGTCGCGTTCCTCTTCTGCAAAGGCGGTCGGGGGGAAGGCGGCGGGATCTGCAGCGGCCCCAGGGGCGCGCGGCGGCGGCACCGTGCCCGGCGGTGGCGCGCCCAACTGCGGCATGGCTGGCGCGGCCTTCTTCTGCCACTCGCCGCCATAGGTCTCGTGGATGTAATCCAGCGACGGCTCAAAGCCCATCTCGCAGATCGTCTTGTCGCGCGTGGCGCGAAGCGACAGATCCTCATCATCGGCGGAATGGCGCCAGACGCTGGGCGGCGTGGCGCCGGGCAAGTTGATCTCGACGATCCAGCGGATCAGCTGATCGTTCAGCGCGCCGCAGAGCAGATCGGCATCGGCGTCGGTCAGCTCCTCGCGCACCTCATTGTGCGTCTCGCTGGCCGCCCGGCTGCCGGTGTCGCCGATATTGGTGGACAGCGTCTCGCCCAGGACAGCTTCCGAGATCTGCTCGTCGCACCAGCGCGCCAGCTGCTCATAGGTGTTGACCGTGCCATAGCGCTGGGCTTCCAGGAACTTGATCTCCATCCCTTCCGGGATGACGACGCCGGTGTCCTGGGCAAGAGCGCGCAGTGCCTCCAGCAGCTTCTGCTGTTCCTCGGGAGTTGCCCCGGCCGGATAGGTGCCGACGCTGGTCGGAGCGCCGAACTTGTCCGCGAAGGTCAGCCAGAAGGCGACACCCTTGCGCTTGAAGAACACCGGCCAGAACAGCGCGTTGCCGAGGCCAAGGCCATAGGGGTCTTCGGTCTCCTCCTCGCCGTCGCGGGTCACCACGAACTTGCGCGCTGGCAGCTCCTCGCCCTGCAGCATGTTCGACCAGGTCAACAGGCGCAGATCGCCGGAAGGGCCGAAGACGAACCGGCTGGGGTTCTTCGGCTTCACTGCCTGCGGCAGCACCCAGGTGCGCCCCTCAATGGTGACCGGCGCCCAGATCACCTCCGCCACGGCATAGCCGTCACGGATCGCCTGCAGCAGCCCCTTGCAGCTCTTGTCGAAGGGGAAGCGCAGCAGCGCGGCCCGCACCAGCTCGGCCGCCGCCTCATCCTCCGGCCGGTCACTGGCCGGCTCCACCGTCCATTCGCGGGCGATCACCGCCAGGATGCGCTTGCGCATCACCGCCTTGACGTGCGCATCGCGCATCAGGTCGCGATAGATCGCCAGCCCGCGGCCGCGCCCCCGGCTGGCCAGCACGTCGTCGCGGGGCTGCATCACATAGCCGTTCAACGGCGCTGTAACGTCGTTGTAAACGGTGGCGATCTCGCGCCGGTCCGGCGGCATGACGACCACCTTACCGGCCTCTTTCTTGCTGGGCTGTCGCGCCATCACCATCCTCCGCCAAAGTAGTCGCCGATGCCGCTGGAACTGCGCACCTGGCCAAGCGCCTTGAACTCGATGGGGGCGCCTTCCTGCAGGCTGGCGTGCCAGGCCAGCATGCCGGCGACGGCCGAGTCGCCATGGCGGTCGCCCTGCTTGGTGTTGTCCGGGATGCGCGGCACGCCCCGAATGACCTCAATGGCGCGCAGATCATCGCGCACCAGCTCGTCGGCCGGCAGATCGAGCTGATCGTCATCGAGCGCTGCCTTGAATTTGGGCATTGCCTCGCCATAGATGCGCTCGGTCAGCATGACCTGGCTGATCCGCGCCGTGCCATAGCGCTGCATCGCGACCTCGGCCAGGGACTGGCCGTTGCCGCGCGCATCGAGCGCGCCATGCGTGAAGCGCGGCAGGCGGTCAGCAATGTAGAAAAGGATCTGTTCCTGCTGCCGGAAGGGCACGTTGCGCAGTTCGACCAGCGCCGGCGTATGGCGCTGCAGGTTCGGCATCAGCAGCAACGGCCAGATCACGGTCAGGTCGCCAGAGCGGCCGAAATCCTGCCCGAAATAGCTGCGCCGGTCCTGCGGCAGGGCCAGCAGCAGCGGCCGCAACTCGCGCTCGCACCAGGCGAGACAGTCGGCATGGCGCACATGGTCGGACAGATGCACATAGCTGTCGTCGCAGGACCAGCGCAGCACCGGGATGTCTGGTTTCGCGCGTGCCTCGATCAGCGTCAGCGGGATATACTTGCCGCCGCTGTTGCGCGGGATGCAGAACAGCTCCTCGTCGGCGCCATCGCCGTAGAAGTCGATGATACCCTGCCGCCACTTCGCTTCGGCCTCCAGCGACCAGTCAGTACCGGAGATCATGCAGATGCGCCGGTACAGCCCGTCCGCCAGCGCCTGGTCGAAGGTGACCGTGATCAGCTCGTAGGGCTTCTTCCTGGTGCGCGCCTCGGTGACCAGCTGGTTGTAGTAATTGTCCACGCCGTTATGGGTCGAGATCACCAGCACCTTGCCGCCCCAGATCAGCAGCGCCAGAGCCGCCTTCATCACCTCTTCGAGATCGTCGTGGAAGGCCGCCTCGTCGATGATGACATAGCCCTGACGGCCACGCAGATTGCGCGGCCGGCTGGACAGGGCGACGACCTCGTATCCGCTGGCGAAGGTGATGCGGAAGGCGAGGATGCGGTTGTCCGGGCTGTCGTCGAACACGACCTCTTCGGCCACGCTGCAGGCCTTGTCGAACAGCCGCGCCCATTGTGCGCAGGTGTCGATGAACTCCCGCGTCATCTCCTTTTCATAGGCGATGTAATAGACATCCATGCCGCCGGCCGACTTCTGGCTGGCAGCTGTCAGCACCGCGTCGGCCGCGATGGCCCAGGTGAAACCGATCCGGCGGCTCTTCTCGCAGATGACCACCTGCGAGCGCGCGGTGGTATCCAGCAGGTGCTGCTGGTAGTCGAGCAGCAGATCCGTGTCAGGACCGAACTGTTCGCCTAGGATAGATGGCCCGGCCTTGTCCAGAGCCGCGCTCCCCTGGATCGCGCTCATGACCGCTCAGCCAGGCCGAGGAACTCGGCCTTCAGGGCGGCCTTCCCCTGATCGGACAGGCCGTGTTTGGTTGCTACCGTTTCGGCCAGCGCAGCAGCCTTCTTTGCCCAGGCCGCTTCCAGCTTGCGCATCCTTTCGTCGCTGATGGTGGCCGCCGTCTCCAGGTTGGTGATGGCGCGGGTCAGCAGCTGGGCTTCCTTGGGGTCAAGCGCCGGCATGTTGCCGTCTTCGCCCATGGCGATTCGCTGGATGATGGTGTGCATCATCTCGATGTTCAGGCGTGCCAGCTTGCTGTCGGCGTCCTGTTCGTCCATGCCGCGCACCAGCGCCTCGGCCATGGCGCGGCTTGCCCGCAGCTGCTCGCCGATCTTGTCGATCTTCTGGACATGACGACCCATCGCCGACCGCGACACCTCGACATCCATCCTGTTCAGGTGATCGAGGATTTCGTCGATGGTGGCGCCGGCCTGCCGCAAAGCGCCGACCTTGTCACGGATCGGCGCTGGCAGACGGTCGATGCTGGAAGGGCGCGCCATGCTCAATCCCCCGGCCGGGGCCGTTTCACGCCGGGCACTGTGGCCAGCCCCTTCGCCACATCGACGCCGCGCGAGGTCAGCTTGGCGATATGCACCCTGTCCAGGACAACCTCGACGCTCAGCAGGCCGACCTCGTCCAGCCAGGCGAAGTCAGTGCGCACCTGGTCGCGCGACACGGCATGGCCCAGCCGCGACAGGGCGTCCTGCACGACGCTGTCGTTCAGGTGATAGCCCTGCTGGCTTTCCAGCAGGCGCAGGATGGCCAGCCGGCGGTCCTCTTCCATCAGCTTGGCAAGGCTCATTTACGCGCTCCCTCAAACTCGTTCTGGGTCAGCAGATGAACCTGGTTGGCCAGTGCCGCCACGCTTTTGTCCAGGCGCGGTACCGCCTCACCGAGCGCCGCCGTTGTTGCTCGCAGATCGGCCAGGTCGCGCGTCGTCGGAAGGTTGGCAAGGCGCTCGGCGATCACCCGCTGTTCGGTTTGCAGCATCTGAATTGCCTCCGCGCTTTTCCCATGCGCCGTCGCCAGCTCTTCGACGCTCTTCTTGCTCGCGAAAACCCGGCTGAAGCGCCACATGAGCCAGCCGAAGCCGACATTGGCGGCAGCAAGAATGAGCGGCCAGTTTTCGCGAATCTGATCAAGGATGGTCATTTGGCCGCGCGCTCCCTCAGCTCCTGGCAGTCGATGCACCGGCGGGCATGCGGCAAGGCCTGCCGACGGCCGGGCGGAATCTCGTCGCCGCAGTCAAGGCAAACCCCACTTGAAGGCGCGGCGATGGGCTTATGACGAAAGGAGGCCAGTGCTGCATCGCGCTGGGCCTCCTCCCGCTCTTGTGCCTGGTCGACGATGTCAGCCACCCGTACCCTCATCCGAATCTTGGGCGTCTTCGGTGCCGTGCAGTCGGGCGCGCAGCTCGGCCGACACGGCATTGAGCTGCTCCCATTCGGCCTCGGTCGGGTCACGGCCCTCGGCGATCATGCGGTCAATGGCCTGTTTCGCGCGGATTGCAGCCGGGATGCCGAGCGAGATCGCATTGGCGATCTGAATGCCCAGCAATATCGCCTGCGCGCTCATACCGGCCCCCCGAGCCGGCGAGCGGCGACATAGTCGGCAAGCTCCTCGATAGCCGCGCGCGCCGCCTCAAGGGCGGCGGTGGCGGTCGGGTCCGTGCCGGTGCGGACCGCGAATTGCGCGGCGGCCAGGGCGCGCCAGGCGATCCGGTCCAGCCGGCGCAGCTGCGCCATGACCTCGTCATTGGCCTCGCCGGAATCGACATAGGCCAGCGCCAGCGTCAGGGCGGCGTTGTAATCGGCCTGCAGGGCATAGACCTGCTGTGCCGGCGTGGACTGCTCGGCCTGCTGCACGCCGTAGCTGCAGGCCGACGGGCCGGCGACCAGAATGCCTGCCGAGAGGACGGCTAGGGCCGCGATCATGATCAGCTTGCGCATCACTCTTCTCCTTCCAGCTTCACGCGCTCGGGCCGGAAGATCGAGCGGTTCACGGCCATGAAGCCCTGCTCGATCTGGCTGCGGCCGATGGCCAGCCAGCGCTGGTCGTATTCGGGAGAGCCGGCCATCTTGTCCAGCAGCCGCAGGATGGTCTCCTCCATGCGCTTGGTGCTGTTCACCAGCTCCACGGCGGTGGCGGGCTGAGGGCGATAGCCGGCAACTGGCAGCGGCTTGTGCTCTGCGTCACGAGACATTGCCGGCCGCCTTTACCAGGGCATCAGCCGATGCCCGTTTCGCCTGCACCTCTTCGGCAAAGGCCTCCTTCAGCGTGTCGTCCACGCGCTCGATGACGTCGCGAACCGAGGGCGGCACGGCATAGGCGACCAGCGCCATGACGCCGGCGACGATGCCGCCCAGCGCCTCGGCCGGCATCTCGACGCCCAGCTGGATCAGCAGCAGACCGATCAGCCAGGTCAGGACACCGGACACGCCGGATGCCAGCACCTTTCGGTCGGGCAGCCAGCTCTTCTTGGTGGTGGTCATCAGCACCTCCTCAGTAGGTCCAGATCCACGGGCGCGGGCAGGATGGCCCGTCCGGCAGATCGTCCAGGTGAATGAAGCGGGACCGGTGATCGCCTTTCTGGGAAAGGCCGATGCCGGTGAAGCCCAGATTGATGGCCAGCGGGACCAGCCGGTACACGTCACGGCCCATGATCCGCAGATCGATGGCGCGGCCGGTGGTGTGCGGGCCGGTGGCGCCAGTGTGCGAGACGCGGGCGTTGTGCTCTGGATCGCGGTAGAAGCTGGTCGGCGTCAGGGGCGCGCCGAAGGCTTCGCGCAGCTTGTCCAGCCGGTCGAGGAAGGCCGGCACGATCTTGATGCCGCCGGTCGAGACGTCGCGCAGCTCCTTCTCCGTGAAGAAGCGCCAGCGCCAGAAATCGGGAGTGCCTTGGTCCATCTGCCCACCTCGCTACGGGTTGAGCGAGGTCCGGGCAGGACGTGTGCTTGACGCATACGCTGGAGATGCCCGGCCTCGCTCAGGCGTCACGATGCGCGCGGCGGGACATCAAAACAGGGGTGACAGACTGTCACCGGTTGCCGGATGGGAGGTCTGGGAAAAGTGGCAGCGGGCGCGGTTCATCGCGGTCGGATGCACGATACCGGCGCACCGTGCGGATGGTGATGCCCTCCGCACGGGCGATCTCCGAGGCGCTGGCCGGGGCGCTGGCGACACGCTCCCGGAAGGCCCGCCGCTGCTGGCGCAACGAGCTGTAAGGGCCGATGGGCACGTCCAGCTCGTCGTCAGGATACTTGCCGCATAGATACAGGGCCAGAGGCTCGCCGCCAACCTTTCGCACGAAGGCCGGTGTCGGCGACTTCGGAATCGACAGCCTGGTGCCGCCCAGCTCCCGTGCGAAGCCCAGCGCCACGCCGACGCCAAGGTTGCGCGCGATCTCCGCCAGGACCGGCGGCAGGCTGGTAATGGTGGCCCTGTCTATGGTGGACGCGTCGTCAGCCATCGGCGTCCTTCCGGCCGATCTGCGCCTTGGCCAGCGCCTTGCGGATGAACTTGCCATAAACGGCAATCACCGAATCCCAGTCCCTGGTGGTGTAGAACTGCGGCGCGGCCGGCGCGGCGCGCATGCGATAGGCCATGTCCCACCAGCCGATATGCGGCTGTGCGATGGCGTCGAGATCCAGCAGCCGGCGCCATTGCGCCTCGACCACGGCCTGCCGGTCGCCGAACGGCCACTGGCCGGACCAGGACACACCGCCGCCGCCCTTAGCAGCAGGGCGCGCCAGCCAGCCTTTCAGCGCCTCGATCACCGAATGCGCTTTGTCAGCCGGCAGCCATTCCAGGGCATCGACCTGGGCCTGGCGCTTCACGAAGGCGGCCAGTGCCTCTTCCGACGAATCGGCGACACAGCCCAGGTTCCAGAGCGCCAGCCAGAGCGCGCGGATTTTCTGCGCCTGGTCGCCATCCGCCAGCTTCCGCGCACGACCCTTGAAGGCCCGCTTCGGTGGAGCCTTGCGGGCACCCTTGCTGTGCAGATCGTCCAGCACGCGGCCGAGCTGCGCGCCCGTCATCTTGCGCAGGCTGTCCCGGCCGGTGAGCTGGCGCAGATAGTCGCGCCAGACCTCTTCCTCGGCGAGGCCGGCGACCTGCTTGCGACAGGCATGGATTGCCGGGAAAAGCTTCTGGCCGGTCGAAGCGCGGGCGTTCTTGGCGGCGGTCATCGCGGCAGCCTCCGCTTGGCCGAATAGACCTCCTGCAGGCGCGAGAGCCCATAGCCGTCCAGGACACCGGGCATAGGCATGCTTCCGTCAGCCAGGGCGCGCTGACGTGCGGCTTCGCTCTCGCGTCTGGCCGCACCATCAGTCAAATCCCTGCAGCGCGCGCACAGCAGCCGGTCCATGCTGGAAGGATGGATTGCATGGCCACAAGCCGCGCAGTCGACACCGCGCCGCGCCAGCTCAAGCCGGGCGCGCACAAATCCAACGGCAAAGCCATCGACGAAGCCGGCAATGTAGGGATTGGGGGTCATCGAACGGGTTCCTGTTCGGTCAATGTGTCGAGTCGGAAACCGCGATAGGCCTCGGCGGCGACAACGCCACCCGGCAGGCCAGCGGCATCGCAGGCGGCAAGGGCGGCGCGCAGCTGCTCCAGCGGATCGGCGGCAGGGCGTTTAATTTTCGGTGCCTCGTAGGAGGCCTCGGCGGCAGGCATCACGCCGTCCAGCACGGCCCCATCCAGCACCGCTTGAGCGACGGCGGCCGCGCGGATAAGCATGTCCCGATGGCGCGGCTTGCGCTGCTGGCGCGCCACCAGGTAGGTGACGCGGATCAGCTCCTCGACGATCTTGCGCTCGGCCGGGGTCATCGTATCCACGGCTCCTTCTTCGGCGGGAGGAAGGTGACGATGATTTCCATCTTGATGTTGAAGACCACCAGCAGCCGGCGCTTGCGATGGCGAATGGCGTAGATCTGGCAAAGTGTCTTGCGGCCGTCGGCGATCCACTTCGCTTTGCCCTGCCAGATCAGCGCCTCCATATCCCGCAGCTCGCGCTCGCCCAGCACCAGCCCATAGCGCCGCCAGGCGCGGTCTTTCGCATGCGCGCGGCAGTTGGCCCGGTGCTGGGCGGCGTCATAGTCGGTAGGGCGAGGCGCGAGCATCATGGCCTTGCCCTCAGTGCCGCGTCTCGGTCGGCGCCGGCACGCTGGCGGCCAGCCTCGCCTTCACGATCTTCACGAACTCTTCGGAATAGGCCTCCGCGAACTCGATCTGCTGGTCAGGCGTGAAGGTGTTCTTCAGCATCACGTCCAGCAGGCCCCACATCATGCCCATGACGTGAGCGGTGGCGGCGCCGGGCGGCTCGTCCCGCGTTTTCGGATTGTCGCGGTAAGCCTTCATTTCCTTGGTAATCAGGGCGGCGACGCCGCAGGTGAAGCACTCACACTTAGCCATTGGCCACCGCCTCGCCGGCATCTATCGCCGGCATCATGTGACGCTCGCGATGCTTGCGGCGGACCTCCTCGCGGGCCGCCTTGAAGGCGTCCATCCGCGCCTCATAAGCCATCACTTCGGCCATGGTGCGATGGCTGCGGAAGGGATACTTCTCATCCGCGCGCATGGTCAGGCGCCCTGTTCGTCGAGATCCACGACGCGGTCCACGAAGGCGCGCGGCATGCGCAGCACGGCATAGGGTGCCCCCCCCCGCGTCGCTTCGAGGATCTGCGCATGGCACCGCCCGCGCTTCACCGTCTCGCCGCTGTACCAGCCCGGCATGGTGCCGATGGTGGTGTAGAGCGTTCCCTTGCCCCGGTAGCGCTTCACGGCATGGCCGGCGCCCTCAATGACTTCCAGCTTCAGCCGGCCTTCATCGGCGCCAGTGCCCCAGGCCAGCGCCAGCTTGACGCCATCCTTGATGCCCAGCTTGCCGGCGATGGCTTCGCCGAAATGCATCTGCGCATACTTCTTGCGGGCGCCCAGGCCGGACTGGCGGGTGCTGATCAGGATGGCGTCGGCCGGCACCTTGGCGGACGCTGCTGGGCGCGGATCGATGGCTTCAAACGGCATTTCAGTCTCCTTTACTCGGGGGTGAAACAGCCTTCACGGCCTGGTCGGCCGCGTAGAGATAGGCGCGGCGTCGGGCGAAGAACTCGTTGGAACGATCAGGGTCGCTATAGGACCGGCGGTCTTTGGCGGCGGCCTCATAGGCGCGCCACGTCTCCCAGACAGCGTCCTTCAGCGGCTTCGGCACGCGGCGCCAGTGCGCCAGGCACATCAGCTTGCCGGGCTTCTGGATGCCCTCGCAGCCGGGCACCGGGCAGGGCTTGCCGGCGGCGGTCATTTCGCACCAGCCTGCAGCTGCTGCAGCTCGGCGAGCGTGCGGACAGTGCGCATCGGCTCTTCGGCCTGCAGCCGACGGCTGGCATCCGCCACAACTTCTTGGACGGCGCGGAAGTACAGCCGGTCGAAACCCTCGGACGATGCCGCCAGGAGGTAACGGTGGCGGCTATCCCGGCCCAGCTCGACGGTGAGGTGGTGGTAGCAATAACCCTCGTATGAGAACTGCACTGGCGCGGCTGCAGGATCGAAGCTGGTGAGCGTGACCGGCGCATTCCGCGTGAGGGGGATTCGGACCAGCTGGATCATCAGCCGGCCCTCCTGATCAGATCACAGGCCGACACAGGCACTCTTGCGACTTTGTGCTTAGGAGCGGAGGTGGTGCGGTAGGTGTCGTAAGGGTCGACATAGCCCACCGTCAGCATGTCGAGCTTCGGATGCAGGTGGCGGACCACGCCGTCATATGTCTTGCCGTCGATGGTCGCCTCGACCTCGTCGAACTTCTCGACGGCGTATTCCTTGTCGTAGCGAAGCTCGATCATGCCGTCCCCCCGTCGATATGCCGGACGGTCGCATTGACATCGCCGGCTACGTTCAGGGTGCGCAGCGAGCGGATGGCTTCGCAGATCGCCTTCGTCATCAAGGCCAGACTGACGACGAGCAACAGCGTGCAGATCAGAAGCGAAGATGCGATTTCATCACCGTCGGCAACTCGCGCAGTCCATCCCACCAGATGCTCAAGAGCGCCGATCACGAAATGAGTGGCGACCATTGCGAGGATCATGCCGGGGATGAAGATCAGCACGCCGAAGACGCTACCAGCAGCGCGATAGGCGAACCGACCGATGGCGTGGGCGATACGAAGGGCGCTCATGCCGCACCTGCCCGGCGCTGCGCGACGAGATCGACAAGCTCGCCTACAGTGCGCGCCTTATCGAAATCATCGTCCGGCAGCACGTATCCGAACTTCTCTTCCAGCTCGACCTGGACCTCAACGATGTCGAGCGAGTCCATGCCGAGGCCGCTCGCGCCCAGCTCACGATCTTCGTCAATATCGGCGATGGGCACGTCCAGATGCATCGAGAGCAGGGCTGCGACTTCGGTAAGGATTTCTGCGCGGGTCATGCTGCAGCCTCCCCGGCCGTGGCCGTCTCACCGGCGTCCGCCGCGCTCTTCAGCAAGGCATCGACCAGCTTCTCGACCTCGCCATCGGTCGGCTTGATCACAACCTGGTCGCCGGCCTCGATCACCGTGACGCCGATCTTCTTCAGCTCGGCGACGGTCAGGCCGGCAATGGCACCCTTCACCGGCTCCTCGGTGGTCTTGATCAGCAGGTCCGCCTGTTCCGGCAGCTGCTTGCGGATCAGCTTGATCACCTGGGCGGCGTCCGGGATCTCGATCTTGCCCTTGCCCTTGGCGAGGCCGATCTTGATGCCGTGCATAACGACGGTGCGCGGCCGGACGAACAGATGCTTGTTGTCCTCGATCAGCAGCTGGATAGCCGAGCGTTCGGCCTCGGCCTCCGCCACCAGCTTCTTGATGATGGGCATCCTGCGGCGGCGGGCCTTGGCGATGTCTGCGTCCAGGTCGCCCACCACCTCGGCCAGCTTGGCCCTGGTCTTGGCGAGGCGCGCGGCGCGGGTTTCGATGTCGCTCAACTGCATATATAAATGCTCCTTCAAAAGCGGTTTGCGGGACGGTCGATGGGGCCGCAGCCGTCAGACACGGCGCCTGTCAATGCCAGGCGTTCGGCATGGGGCAGCGGGGCCAGCCGGCGGCGGAACAGCAGCCGGTCAAGCAAGGTGGTCAGCAGACGCATGGACGGTCTCCCTGAGCTGGATTTCGAGGCGGTACAGCCGGTCGCGGATTTCCGGGTCTGTCCGGCGGCGATGGTCGATCTGGATCACGCCATGCCGGACGGTGGTGTGGTCGCGCCCGCCGAAGGCAGCGCCGAGATAGGGGTAGCTTCGGCCGGTCAGCTTGCGCGCCAGCCAGTAGGCCTCCTGCCGCAACTGAGCGAGCGGCTGGCTGCGGTCATCGGCCAGCAACTCGGCGATGCGGATACCGGCCTGGCTCGCCACCAGGCGCTGCACGTCGAAGATGCGGATGCGCTCTGGCGGCAGAAACATCACGCACCACCGTCCTGGCGGGCATCAGTGCGCGTGTCGGGGCGCGATGCGCCCAGCTGGTCGCTCATGGCGATGACCGCGATGGCGAGCTGCTGCATCTGCGCGCCAATCGGCTGGCGGGTGTCGAGGCCGCCGGCTACGCGATGCGCGGTTAGTACGGCCTCGGCCACGTCCACGGGCGGGGAGGCCTGCGCCACACCATCGGGCCGGACCTTGATCAGGACGGGGACCGATGCCTGCCCCTCGCTGGCCTCTTCCGGCTGGCAATAGGTCAGCAGCCGGCCGTTCTCCAGAAGGCGGTAGCTGACCACACGGCCCCAGCTCTTGCCGCTGAGCTGCACGCGCATGCCAAGCGGGCTGGCTTCCATCTGGGCAGGCCCAGGGACGTTTGCGGGCGCGGTCATGCCGCGTCTCCGCCGTCCGTGGCAATGGGCCAGGTCGGATAGTGGATGACCGCAGATCGGCCAGGGAAGTCGATGAAGATCAGCTCACCAGCGCCATCCTCGGCCGGGCGGCCGGGCAGACCCCTCAGCGCCAGGTCGGCGGCGGCGCCCCACACAGTCTGTGCCAGCAGAGAAACCCCGCCGCTGGTCAGCTGCTGCCAGTCGCCGCGCCGGACGCGTCCCTCGAGGCCGCCGGCGATGCGGCGCAGATCTCCGGCGGCACTGGCCGACACAGTGTCGATCTGGCCCGCCACATCCTGCAGGATCGCCGCGATCTGTTCTTCCTGCTCCCGGATCGGCGCGGTGCCGTCATGCAGCAGCTGCTCGATGCCCCAGGCCAGGGCGATCAGCCGGCCTGTGGGATAGGTACTCTGATTAGTTTGCATCGTTCTCCTCCTCGATGCGGCTGTGGGGACAACGCGGCCGACCGATGCCCCGGCAGGCCCGCCAGAGGGCGGGACGGCCGGGCTGCGTCGCACGAAGCGGCTGGCGTTGTTCGGTGATGCAGCGGGCGCGACTGATCTCGCCGAGGACCGGGCACTCGACGACGAGGCCGGCGAAGGCACCCAGCACGGCCTGCTCGACCGCGCGCAGATCGCCCTGATACTTGGCGGCCAGCACCTGGCTGACAGCGCTGGCGCTGTAGCCCAGCGCCTGAGCGACCTTGGACTGGCTGGTGCGGTCGGCCTCGCGGGCCAGCGTCTCGATCCAGGCCGGGATGCTTTCGCCCCAGGCAGCGCGGGCGCGGTCGATGGCGGGCGTGCTCATGCGTCACCGCCATTCTGCAGCGCGATCTCCTCGCCGGTGTTCGGGTCGTAGATCGTGCCGTAGCGCGCGCTCCAGCTCGGCGCCTGCGGCCCGGTATCGCGGATCAGCAGATAGCGGGCAGGTGCAGGCAGGCGCAGCGCGCGGACATAGCCGCCCCGCTGCAGGATCGACAGGTACGCCTGCACCGCAGTCTCCGGCCGCTTCTCGGCCTTGGCAGCCAGCTCGACAATGTCGGCCAGCGTGCCCTTCCGCAGCTTGCGCAACACCCACCAGGTGCGCCCGCGCAGGCTGTCGGAAGGCGTGAGGCGCCGTCCTTGCGGGACGCCGGCGCGTGGGCCGCTGCGGACTTCCGTCTCGCCCTGCCGGGCGGCATCCGTCGCGCGATAGCAGGCACGGCGTGGCGTGGTGGCCAGGCCGTTGCGGGTCAGCACGTCGAGCGAGTGCTTGACTTGCCGGGCCGTGAGGCCGGTGCGCGCCACGATCTGCGATGGCGTCACGCAATCGCCGGTCTCGACGATCTCTCGCAGAACCAGTTCCGCCGTCCGCGCCATTATGTGGCCCTCCGGCGGAATACCGGGGCGTCATGGCAGATCGGCAGGGTCGCCAGATCGGCGGCCGTCATCGGCCGGCCAAGGCGCAGGCCGGCGCGCTCGACCACCGCCAGAGCCTTGATGACCTCGCGGATGCGGCCGTCAGCGGCCTTATGGATGGCTGCGACGGCATCCTCGGCCAGGTCGATGTCGATCAACTCGTTGGCGCAGAGCCGCACGTCATCGAGCGTGACGGCCTGGAACTCGATCACGCTGCTGATCCGCGACCATAGCTGCGGCTGCAGCTTCAGCTTGCCGGCGACATACTCCCGCCCCAGCAGGATCAGCGGCGTCTCGGCCATGTCGGTCAGGTCGCGCAGCGTCTCCAGCACCGTGATGTCGCGCAGCGTATGCTCGATCTCGTCCACGACGATGGGGCGCGGTTCCTTCGCCAGGATCGTCAGTGCCTGGCCGAACAGCCGCTCGGTCGTGTTGCCGGGCTGGGTGCCGCCCAGCTCCGCCACCAGGTCACGCATCATCCAGTGCGGGGTCGTCGCGGCTTTCGTGCGCAGGAAAACCGCGTTTTCGCTGGCGCCATACCACTGGCCTGTCTTGCTCTTGCCGTGCCCGGCATCGCCGGTCACCAGCATCAGGCAGGCTTCCGGCGCGCCGCGATGCTCAACCGCATCGACACCACCCAGGAACCGCCTCACATTGCTCGTCTGCACAAATCGCGCGCGCATTTCTCCTCCTTTGCTCGCGTCTCAAGCCGTTTGTTTCGTGATCTCCCCACCGGTCGTGGGCATCTGCTCGGCCAGCGCTTCCACCTGCTGGCGGAAGCTCCGGCGGGCGAGCATTTCGGTAAGCGCCTGGCGCTGCAGCTGCGTGCCGCGTGTTTCGTCCTCAAGCATCCAGAGCGCCCAGGCCAAATCCTCGGTCAGCTCCAGCGGCAGGCCGGTCGGCACATAGCGGCGATGGCCGGCATAGGCCGGCTCGGATGCAGTCGATTGAACGAGGTTTGAAGCGGGTGTAATGGCCGGCGCGTTGTCGCTGCTGGTAGTGCTGTCGGCACGGCTTTCGATGGCCCGGAAGCGTTCGGCTGCAGCCTCTTCCATGTCCGGCGTCAGATCGCGGATCACGATGGGGTTCGCCGGCGGCTGACGGACTGGCGCGGCGGCATTGGCGGCGGCTTCCAGCGCCGGCGTCGTGTAGGCAATGGCACCGGACGGCGCGGTGCCAAGCAGCGCAGCCGCCATATGATGCGGCTGGAACTGCTTGCCCGCCCGCCGCAGCTCGGCCCGGCGTTCTTTCACCCAGGCCTTCTGCGCTGTCTTCGCCTGCACCGCGATCTGGCGGCGGTCGAGGCCCAGCCGGTCCGGATCGATGGCCACGCACACGAACTCCCAGGGCTCGGCGCGATAGACGTAGATGCGACCCATATCCTCGGGGTCCAGCCGGACATCGAAGCGCTCGCCGGTGCCGACCCAGGGGATCAGGGCATCCGACCAGAACCATGTGCGCTCAACCTTGATGCCCTTCTTGGTGACGGCGCGCTGGCCATCGCCGGCGGGTGCCGGCGCCAGCAGCAGGTCGAGGGCGCGCTCATTGCCGATGCGCGGCAGGTCGCCCGTGTAATGGGCCAGCTTCTCGGCCGGGCTTCTGCCTTCCAGCCCGCCATGCGGGCGGTGTTCGTACTGCGTGCCGGCCCAATAGTCGCAGACCTCCTGCAGTTCCTCACCGGTCATGGAGACCTGCAGCAGCTTCTCCGGCGATTCGCCGAGGCGCTGCGCGAAACTCTTGCGGCCTTCGATCTTCTTCCGGTCGGCGACGGAGTGCCCGACGAAGCCCGGCAGCATCGGCATCAGATCGTGCTGCAGGATGCCGATATGCCGCTCGACGAAGGCCTTGCGTTCCGGGCTGAAGGGCGGTGCGGCGTCATGCCTGATCTGCAGCATGGCCAGCGCCCGGCGCATGACGGCGCTGGTGAAGTCGCTGCCCTGGTCGGTGCGAATCGTCTCCGGCACACCCCAGGCCAGAATAGCGCGGCGGATCAGCAGCAGCGCCGCTTCGGTGCGCGGCGTCCGGCTGATATAGACCAGCAGACGGCGGGTATAGACGTCGATGGCCACATAGATCGACCAGCGCCCATCGACGCAGATCATGTCGGCCGGGCTGGCGTCGATCTCCCACAGCTGATTCGGGCGGACAATGCCTTCCGACGCGCTGCCGACCGCGACCATGTGTCGGTTCTTCCAGCCGTCCGGGTCGGTGACGGCGGTCAGCGCCTGGCTGTTCTGCTGCCGCCAGGCGGCTATTTCCCGCTGGATTTGCCGCAGCGATGGCAAGGGCCGCTCTTCCGACTGCCCTTCGATCTCAACGCGGATGGTTTCGCCGAAGCGCTGGCGCAGCTGGTCGCGCACGGTGCCGGCGGAAAGCATTGGTTGTTGCGAGAGAATACCGCCCAGCGCGGCCTTGACCTCGGATGCCAGCGACAGGGTCGCGCGCCCCGCCTGCCCTTTGTAGCGCCCGGCCAGCTGGTTGATGTTCCCTTCCTCGCGCCGGGCAATCCACCGCCGCAGCGAGGCGAAGCTGATCCTGCGCTCGGTATCGCGGACCCAGCCTTCAACGGCGATTTCAGCGGCGTTGTACAGCCCGACGAACTTGTGCTGGGCCTGCACCAGCCCCAGCCCGCTGGCGGGCCAGAACGCATCCCAGGCGGCGAGGATCGCCAGCTTGGCATCCAGCCGCAGCTGGCCCTTGCCGTTCAGATAGCGGGGGTCCGGGCGGGCGGCTTTGGCAGGTGACGGGACTGGCAGGGGGGGCGCCTGCTTGGCGGCTTCGGCCGCAGCGCGTGCGGCCAGCAACTCTCGCGCCGGCATCGGCAGACTGGAGATATGATATTCGTATCCGCCGCCACGGCCCGCGCGCTTCCTTCGAGTCCAGCCTTCGCGCTCAGCGGCAATCTGCAGGGCACGCTCTGTGCGCGGCAACACCGGCAGGGCCAATTGCGCCAGTTCGGCGGCATTGAACCACTCCCGTTTCATCGGCCGGCCTCCCGGCGCAGCCGGCGGGACAGGTCTGCCAGCTCCTCCGAGCGCTCTGCCACCATCGTCGCCTCGACGATCTTCAGGTAGCGCCTGTCGACCACCGCCCATCCGAATTGTTCGGCCAGCAAGCTCAACAGCCTCTGGTCGCCCGTGGCGTGGACCAGCGCCAGATAGCGCGGGACGTTGATCTTGTGGGTTTCGCGGGCCTCGCTCGCATAGGCGTCGAGCATGTTCTTGCTGACCGTCTGGCCGAGGAAGCGGCTCATCTCTTCCGCGATCTCTTCGCGGGTCTTACCGGATTCCGCCATTGCTAGGCTGATACCCTTCGCAATGGCCGCGTCCAGCGTGGCCGCGCGCACTTCGTCAAACTCGAACCGCCGCTCCAGCGCCGGTGGCTCCCAGGCCAGCAGGTCCAACGTGCGCGTATCCCGCCGCGTCATGCCGCCACTCCCGAAAAAAGGTGGCCGGGCACCGTTACGGACGCCTTTGCGGGCACGGCACCCGGCCAGTCAGGGAGGAACAGGTCTGGGAGGAGACGGATCGCGGAAATTGCGGGCCGGACAGTTGTCGAAGGGGCACCAAAGACAACCGCCCGGCCTTGCCCTACACTCGGTGCTGCAACACAACCGAGGAGGGATTCTAAATGAAGGAAGAGACAGCAGTTGCGCTTCTGAAGGTCGCCGCCGAGATCAGCAACGCCGCGCTGGCCAAGAGCATTCCACCCGTGGCTGGGGCGATCAAGAATACGCCCGTCGAGAACTTTCATGCATGCCTGAGCGAGGTGCATAAGGCCTACCTCGATCTAACCGGCAAGGATGGTGCGTAGGCGGGCATTGCCGACGAAGCTGGCGGCAGCGAGCAGCAGGATTTGAGCCGCCACCTCTTCGTTGCCGGCGATGCCCCCGGCTCGCATATGGGCGACAATCCGCTGTGCGGCTTGCAACGCCCGCTCCGCATGGATCGGCTGGTCGGGCACATCCAGTTCGCTCGGGGGGGCGCTGTTCATGCCGCCTCTCCTGTTTTGACATTGTCGGGGTTGGCCCGCGTGTTACGCTCCGGAGATCGCGTCCGGTGTAGTCGCCGGCCGGTGACGTCGAAGCGTTCGGGGAACAGCTCCGGCGCGGTCAGGCCAATCGCCTCGGCGATTATCTCCTCAAGGTGCGAGGAGGGCATCAGAAGGGCATTGCTGATGGCCTGGCGGGACACGCCGGAATCGCGGGCGAGCGAGCCGAAGCTCAGGCCCCGGATGCGAAGCTGATAGACGACCCAGGCCCGCCGGATGGCGGGCTCTTTCGGGATGTCAACGGTTGATGATGTGATGGACAT